AACTTAGCATACGATTCCTCCGCCTCTTTAGTAGTCGGAATGTACTCGATAGCATTGGTCAGAACGACGCGATCCGTGCGGTTCAGGCGACCTCCTTTGATTCCGTTGTGCGCGACCGCAGAGAGCGATAGCCCTCCATCAGTCCACTTCCAAAGCCGAAGCGCATCGGTCAGTTCGCACTCCATTGCGTTTTCAGGATTAACCGAGACAAGCGTACCGATGTGGACGCCTGCGGAGTACGTGCGAACGAGTACGCGCTGTCCGATCAGCGGATGCTTCCAACCACCGCACGGAATCTTCGCTGTTCCATTTCCGCCAAACATCGAAGCGATTTCCTTCGCCTCGCCAATCGTCATGTCATTTATGTTCACTTTCACTTTCCTTTCGTTTTTTTAGTTATGGCTTTCGCCGTTGTCCAAATTGTTCTTGTCTTCCAACGCTTTGATGAATTTTCCGGCAACGGCGTTATGATCGGAAACGACCTTCTCGTGCGTCTGCCGTCTCAATTCGTATTTGCACGATGTGCATACGAGAACTCGATCGTCACATGCCACGCCCATCTCGCCACCACAAAACGGGCATGGAAGGATTTTCTCCTCTGGTACGTTCAAATCAAGCCAATACGCCCACCCGCATTTACCGTTCCCATTGCATCGATCAAGCAAAATACAGTTCTCACATCCGGTCGAACAAAAATCACGAAATCCCTTGATGCGATCATTCGGCGTTTTGAATCTCTGATAGTTTGTCATGATACAACCTCCTCTTTTCAGCATTATTCCAACCTTCGTTGCGCTTGCCTTAATGTATTTCGGCTGAGCAACAGACGCTAACCGAGCCAACGCGAGATATTGTATCAAAGGTGTGCAAACCGTGTCAACAGTCTATCGTGGAATAATTACAAACAAACGAAACGGGCCGGAATCACATCCCGGCCCGTGCTGAAAATCTGCAAACTCATTTTATCCCTGCTTGTCTTCTTCGCTTTCTCCAGTTCCGAAACTATTGAGTGCCTCCGTGAACACACCAGCACCTTGCTGCTCGGTTCCACCTGCTTCCGGCGAAGTCTCGGAAGGCACCGACTCGGCCTGTCCTCCTTCCTCTACTCCTCCCTCGCCTCCTTCCGTGCCTCCCTGACTTTCTACTCCTCCTTCGCCACCAAGAACCTCCTGAAGTGCTTCCTGGAAGACGTTCTTGTTCTCCTCGAACTTCGGATCTGGCGCACCAGGCTGACCTCCTTCCGCCCCAGGAATTCCACCTCCCATCCCGGGCATTCCTCCCATTCCACCCATCTGTTGCTGGAGCTTCATCTGCATCTTCTGCTGTTCTTCAGGATCCTTCAGCTTCTCGATCTTGATGAGTTCATCCGGCGTATGCGATTCGAGCATCGAGAACAACGGCGACTCGCCAGACTTGAGAATGGCGCGTGCCTCCGTGACGGTGATCGTACTCTGCTGCAGAAGCGAACACACCATGCTGGCCCGCTGTGAGGCAATCTGCTGAACCTCGCTGACTTTCGGAAGCTGGATCGGATTGAACGAAACCTCGACTTCGAGATCGTCTCGATCCTCGTAATTGCTGGCGATGTAGAGTTCGTAATACTTCGTAATGAGAGGGCGATAATACTGCTCTTGTATTCCCTTGAGCGTCTGTTCGTACTCGTCCTGCTCGTACTGACCGGTCGCCTGCAAACCGCTCGGGACGTTCTTCAGGAGCTTTGTCACAGGGATCCCTGCGATCGCAGCCGCATACTGATACTGCTGTGCCGAAAGTGGCTGGAGATCAGAAAGCGATGTCTCAAGCTGCGTCAGATTCTCATTTGGCTCGACGAATGCGATTGAACGGTTGCTGCGGTAATAATTGAACCGCTCGATCATTTTGTTGGCCTTACGAGGATCGTGGATCATAGCCTCCATGTTCCCGGCCTTGACGACAACACGCTTCGACATGGCGAGCGCCACGATCTCGTTTGCCAGCTTGTCAGCGCAGAAGACGCGCTCGTAGAGCATCTGCGAGAGCGGGACACCTCCCCACATGTATGTCCCCTTGAGATCGTCACCGACTTCACGGTAATAGCAGATGACGCACCAGGATCGGTGAATCCTTTCGATCGAACTGTTGTAGATACGGACGTACTCCGGCTTCATGTAATACGGAGAAAGCGGATCGTAGAGAGTCTCCGCCTCGAAATCCCAAGTGAATCGCTGCGGATCGACGACCGAGAATCCTTTGAACGAACCTGGCTTGACGAAACTCGGATCGTATTCCTCGTCGAACGTGTGACCGTCTTTCAATTCGACACGTGGGATTGCGACTCCGATGCCATAGAGGCGCGTGTAAAACGAAAGATCCGTGCAGCTTTTCGTCAATCCGCTGCTGTCACCTGCGGCTTGCATTTTCTTAAGCCACTGATCCTCTCGCATGATGTGCTCGTCATCCTGTTCGTGATCGTCACTCGCACAGAGAAGACGGTATCCAGGCGAGATGGCATCCTCGCCAGGCATCGCACAGCACGGGTTGATGATCTCATGCGTACCGAGAATCGTACAAGCCGGGTATCCGATGAAGGCACGTGATACGAAATGCTTGAGAATACGCGGATTGATCTGCGCAAACGTCGTCCAGACATCAGCGAACCGACCGTCGTTCTTATAGGAACCACTGAACACCTCACCTGCCGACGCAGCATCCTCCGTGTCGACAAGCCCTTCTGCTGCACTCCCAACAGAATCACCTGGATCAACAACCTGAATGGACGCCATCGGATTCACCTGTACAATGCGCTTTGCCGCCTCCATGCATTCAATGTCACTCATCGAATCGTCATCGCCGAGCACTTCAGACAAAGCGTCACGACGCGCTTCACGATCGGCTTGTTGTGCCTTCAGATCTGCATAGTAGTCGTCCTTAGCCTTGCTTTCCGATTCAGGCGACAGCGGCTTGACTGCATCCATGTCGACAGATTCATGACTCTTTGAACCAAACAGTTTTTTCAGCAAACGCATGAGAGTTCTCCTTTTTTGCAATTTGCCGACGAGACAATCTTTTTACTACCGACGAGCTAATGCTCTGTCAGCCTCATTCTTCTTTGACAAAAACCGCTATCGCAAGCCCTCGTGCTCCAGCAGGTGGAGCGTGTCACGCAGGAAACACCAACGAATAAGAACTGTTTTCTTCAAAACGTGAACTTCAACCCGACTTCGACACCGGTTTCTGGCGGATTGTCCTCGAATTCATCAGCACCCTGACGATTGAAGTCGCGGAATTTGACATACGGTCTGACAGTCCACCGTCTCTTCTTGGCTGGCTTGTTGAGAATCGGATTGTCATCGCCGAAAGAAGCGATTAGATCTCCATCTTTCAGATCTTCAAACGCATCTGCCACAGCAAGAACTCCTTTTTTCGCATGAGTGTCATCCCGTCAATCCATTTCGGTGGCAACAGTCCCATTTGGAAACTCCTGATTTGCGATCCGAAATCTGTAATCTGAAATCTGTAATTTGTAATTTGAAATATGTAATCTGTAATCTCGAATTCGACTCACAGGAAGACAGGTTTTCCGACGAACCCGGATCCCATGACAGTCCGCTGGATGATCTCATACCTCTTGAGCGCACTGTCGTTCTCCATCTCAGACCACAGATAGTCGTATGTCTTGCGAGAATCGAAGTAATTGAGAAGCGTATTCGTCATCTTTCCGCCGGACGAGCTTCCGTAGGAATAGGTGTCTGACGGGCATCCGGACCAGACGAGAAGATTGATCGGTCCCTGCTTCTCATGCGTCACAGCAAGAGGCATCGCCCCCGTCAATGTGATCGGCTTCATGTTTCGATAAAGATCTTCTGAATGGCACGCATCGAAGATACAGAACACACGTCCCTTGCTCTGACTGATGATCTGCCAGACTTCGTTATCACGCATGTAGGTGTCGTAGAAGCACAGATACTCGTCCTGACCGTCATCCTCATCCGATCCTGTGTCCCAGAAACGCTGCTGCCCGCCGTGGCCTGAATAATAGAAAATGACAAGTTCAGCATTCGCAACTGCCTCGACAAGCGCAGAACGAACGGCCGCCTTTGTCGCTGTCTGGCTCGAAAACGCCTTCACATGCGGAGTATAGACACGAAAGAGGCTCGTCATACGCTCTGCATCAATTCCAGCGCCGGGACACGCTCCAGCGAACTGTGAGTTCTCCATGCCGACAGTCACAACCCAGGTCGTGTCATTCGATCTGACGGATGAAACGGCGTCAGACGATGCAATAGAATTGAGATCCTTGCACCCGGCAAGGCAAAATGACAGAGCACATACTAGTTTTGTCAGATAACGCATAGACGGGGCCTCCTAACTCCCCGTCTATTGCCAATGAGAAAAAAATAATCTATCCAATCAATCGATTTTTCACTCCATTCTAATCTTACGCAGGTTCAGAATAGATTTTCCGGCTCCAACGAGCCTTCGCAAATGATGAGCGCGTCAAGACGGCATCTCGCTTGTTTTCATCGTGTAACATTTCAACCTCCAGTTTCTTCCAACGCGAGATATTGTATCATTGGTTTGCGCACCGTGTCAACCACAACCGTTCTAAATTGATGTAACATACAGAAGAAAGTCAAGCCATAACACCCTTCAAATAACACTTACAGCCGATGAGCGTACTCGGAAGCCCCCTCTGACCCGTCTTCTTGTCGATGACAGGCGGCTTGTCAAGACGGAACACGAATCCGTCAAGACCGTTCGGCTTGCCGTTCCTGACGCCGCTCTTACCATCCCACTTCGTCATGTGGTACTTACGCGGATCCTTCTCTCCGTCCGTATGCTTCCACATCGCAAACTCGATTCCTCTGTTCTTCCAGTCCTCGACCTTGATCCGTTCCGTCGCCTTCCTCACTTGGTCGCAGGCGATCAGACCAGCTCGGCCCTCGCTCAAGTCGCATTCGTCCATCAGCCAGTCGACAAGCTCGTCCGGGTACATCTTGCCGCTCAAAAGACGATAGATGTTCTTCGCGACCCACGGCAACATCTCCTTGTCCACCGTTTTGATTAGACTAACGTTCTCCGCTATAATCTCGTGTATACGCCGCTTCGGAACACGGTCGATCGGCTTCCTTCGTGCGCCCTTCTTCCTCGGCTTCCACGCAAGGTTTCCGTCGCCCGAATCAGCCCACTCGTCTTCGGCAAAATCGGCAAGACACCTCGCGATTTCACCAGTCGCCTCGTCGCGACTGTCGTGTTCCTCCAGAGTCTCATCCTGAGCTTCGGCCTCCGCGCCGAAGCAGTCCTGGCACAGCGCGAGATACCGCTTCGGCGCAGAATCCTCCATGCAGACGTCATCGCCTTTCGGCTCTCCATTCTCGTCAACCTCACCATTCAACTGATTTTCTCGACACTCATCCGCAAGCTCCGCGATGATATTCTGCGAGATCGGCTTAGGCAGTTTGTTCTTCTCAGTCGGATCCATCGAGAGGGACAGTTTGTACTTGTCCAGGAGATCGACACGATGCAAATAAAGCCCCTGCCGTTTCTCCGAATCCTTGATGATGACCTCGCAGATGTAATCGTCCTTATCAATCCGAATCGGTGCTGCTATGATTGCCGAATCCCACCCGCGCTCCTTCCAATTCTTCTGCTTGTTGAGAGTCTTCCCTTTCTGAATGACATCCGGGATTGCCGCGAAGGCACATGCTTTCATCCGCGTCATCTTGTGGCCGAGATCATCCTTGACACCTTCTCGGTCGAGCAAGACTGGACCGAACTCCGGCGAAATCGCCATACCTCCGCATTCCTCGTCGAACCATCTCGGCACCTTGTCCGTCAGCTTCTCCCCGTTCGGGCCGAACTCGTCGCCCTTCAGACAAACGATAGGAGCCGCAGAGAAAAGCCACTTCGTCACTCGCCCGACTTCCTCGTGCTTCTCCCAATCTCCAAAGCACTTCTCGTAGCTCGGCGTCCTTACCTGCACCCATTGACGTTCAGTGAGATTCGTCGGCTTCCCGTTCGGTGCCTTCATCCACTTGTCAGTACCCTTGTACATCTCAATGACGGCTTTGCGCTCTTCCGGCGGACACTTGTTAACGCAATCGCAATCATCTTCTTTTTTCTGCTCGTCTCTCAACTTGCAAGACATCTTATCAGGGTCAAACTCTCCATCATGAAACTGTTCGTCATGCTCCTTCAAATTCACCGGCTTCCCGTCCTGCGCTTCGGAAGCAATGCCGAAGTCCACATTCTCTCGCACATTCGACCTTCCACTCGTCTTTCCAATACAGAGCGAGTTCAAATACTCCCACGGTGCAGAATCATCGACATCCATATCCTGACAAAGTGCGAGATACTTCGCGACCTTGCCACGAGCACCGTCAAACGTAAAGGTCTGCTGGACTGGAAGATCTACCGGCTTCCGTCTGGCTGGAGGTTCAGGAGCTGCTGGAATACGCCCGTATTGGGCGCCACCTCGACTGCTTCCGTAGAATCCTCGTCCCGCTCTTCTCGGCTCAGGATCCCGGTTTGAAGCATGATTTCGATCTCCCCCATGTCCGGGTCCTCCCGAAACTTGGGAAGAAACGCCGCCAGCTCCTCTTTGTTCAGCACCTGAAACAGGTACTTCACGAACCCCACCTCGTACCCCGCTCCCAGCATCAGATCCACCAGAACCTTTTCGTCTGAAGTCAGACTTGAGGTACTGGTCAAACTGGACAATGCGGGACGACTTGAGCGATTCATCGCCGTCTATTATAACATTTTTCTTGCACGCATATCCGTCGCAAACGAGCGGCTTGACCCAAACATTCTTCTTCCACTTGCGCCACCCGTTACACCCGTACTCCCTCGCCGCGTCAATCGCCTTCATGAACGAGACCGCCGTGAACCACTTCTCCTCCCGATAACTATTCACGCCACCAATCTCGAACTTGAACCTCATCTTCCGCCCGTCGCCACCAGTAGTCTTATTTCCGTGATTCCTGCATGTCTCCGGATGTTCCGACCGACAAACATTCGACACAGCTGCATCCATAGCAACGACTTCATCATCGCATCCGGTCGAAATCAGATCCAAGTATTTCCGCGCTCGATTTTTCTCTTTCATGGCATATATTGCCACTTAGGAAAACAACGATTTGTGCGCTCATCATAGTCTCTAACGCACAGAAAATCCATGTCAAATCAAACAAAAACGAAAGGGTGTGCAAACCTCCAAAAATTTGTATATAATTTGTATACTAAATACGAGGTTAGCACACCTCATACCGTCTCACATCTGAGTGAGGTTTGCACACCTCTCAACAGAGGCGATAACTTCAAGTATTATACACGACATAAACGATTACCATCTGTTTCAGTTATCACGCGACAAAAAGGTGTGCAAACCTTCTTTACAAATTAGGAAACCGTCGCTCTGTCCAGTTGAGCTACAACCCCGCGATGATTATTGATAGAAAAATACACAGAATACATATCATTTGCGCAAATAGGACAAATCGTCATCAGGTGGCGAATTGACAGTGATGATAATTTGTAGTATAATTTGCGCATCGAAACGACAATCTGTGTATTGGTTATCAACAAGTCATAGTGTATCACAATTCGGAGGTGGCAGTCAATGGCAACAAGGCGTGCGAACGGAGCCGGTTCGATCTTCAAGAGGAACGGCTGGTACTACTATAAGAGAATAGACGAGAACGGAAACGTCTTCTGCCGAAGCCTCAAGACAAAGATCAAGGCCGAGGCCGAGGATGCCGCCAAGGACTTCGAGACAGGCGAAGATCTCCCAAAGAAAGCTCGCCTCGCCGCCTTGCAGGAATACCTCAAACCGAAGGAATCCAACCCGACGTTTGACGAGGCTTACGAGAAATACCTCGCACATCCGAAGAACGCAGGGCAGTCCGAAACATCGAAGTCCGAAGACGCAGGAGTCTGGAAGGTGTTTCTCCGCTGGTTGCACGGGCAGGACATTCCTGGAAGCCGGATGAACTGCAAGGCGGCACATGCCGGAGCGAAACGGCTTGACGACATAACAGAAGAAATAGCTACAGAGTTCCTGTCCGGCTACAAGGCCAGCCCACAGTCCAAGAACAAGTACATGCGCGTCCTGAAGCGTGTCTGGACGTTCAACAAGATGTCGGCGAATCCATGGTCGAACTTCCGCAAGTTCCGCACCGACCACAACAAGAGACGCGCCTTCACGAAGTATGAGATCGAGCGCATCATATCCGAAGCAGACGGAGAACTGAAGACACTCTTTCTTTTCGGAGCCTATACCGGACAGCGCATGACCGACTGCGCGAAATACAGATGGGAGATGCTCTCCGATGACGCCTCGATGCTCACGTTCGACCCGCGCAAGACAAAGCACTCGTCCGGAATCATCGTGCAGCTCCCGCTCCACCGCAAGATCATCGACGCTCTTCAAAAGATGGCAACAAAAAAGATCGGCTTCATCACCCCTTCTCTCGCAGCACTGACGAGGGATCAGCTGAACAGCCTTGTCATGGAACACTTCGCAAAGTGCGGTCTCTCCGAAAGCGTCATGAACGAGGGCTACCGAAACAGGACGCCGATCGTCGGCTTCCACTCTTTCAGGTCCACGTTCATCAGCTGGTGTGCGGACGCAGGACTGCCGCTTGCATTCGTACAATCGCTCGTCGGACACATGTCTCCAGAGCTAACTCAGCTCTATTACCGCGCCGACGCGGAACGGGCCAGGAAGTTCATCGATCAGCTCTGAAGTCTACGGAACGTGTTGTCAAACAGGCGTCTTCTGTGGTAAACTTACAGCGAACGTTCAGAAACCAACATACGGAGGATTCGATGAAACGCACAGCCGCACTCATGACCGCTCTGCTGGCCTCGACAGTCGCATCGGCGGATTTCATGCCGTACCAGATCATGAAGAAATACGGGGATTACTACGTCACATTCTACTACTCGGCGGGAGACGAATACTCCAAGCTTGGCAACGGAACACAATGCGCCATATCTGGATTGTCGAGTCCGGCCTCGCTGTACATCGAATCGTCAATAGGAGGCAAACCTCTGAAAGTCATATCCGCCTATTCGTGCAGCAGTCTTTCGAAAATGACAGGAATCTCAATTCCCGTTGGAGTGGAATTGATCGGGAACTACGCCTTCCAAGGCTGTACCGGTCTTTCTGCAATCGTCCTTCCGATTAACCTCGCGGAAATCGGGAACGAGGCATTCTCATCCTGCACAGGTATCAAGAACATCGTCATACCATCTGGCGTAACGAACATCGGAGACAAGGCATTCTACAACTGCACGGGGCTGACGAACATCACGTTCAACGGAAAGATGCCTCTGTTCGGATCGGACGTCTTCAAGAACGTGACAAAAGGTGCGAAGCTTGAGGTGAAGGATCCGACAGGGTGGGACTACTACGAGAAGAACGGCCTCGTTCCGCCGTGGAACGGTCTGACCGTCAGCGGGCTCGAAAAGGA